GGGGGTGGCGGGGGATTTGACGTTCCGTTAAAGCCAGGGATGAGTCTTCCGGAGGTCATTCTGGCTCATTTTAATGCGGGGCATAACCTGGAACATATGTTAGTCTCAGAAACACCGACAGGGATTGCTACGTTTGCTCTCGGGTGGAAGCCGAAGCCTGCTGAACGTGCCAGGGTCAATAAGCAGTTCCAGACGTTCAACTTCCTAGCAAATGGTAATATGAAAGCACAGCGTGGTCGGGAGTTCGCCAGGGATGCGGAAGTGCTTCTGGGGATGTTGAAGGATTACGAAGTGGATCAGACGGGTGGTATGAAAACCCATAGAGAACGAGTATTTGAAAGGTTCAATTTAACGGATAAAGGGTACTCCTTACCAGAACTAGCAAAGATTACAGGGTATACTCTTTCTGTGCTACAACAAGTCTACAATCGTGGAATCGGGGCGTATAAAACCCAGCCCTCCTCGGTTCGCATGAAGGGCACATTCAAGAAGGGGGTAAATGCCCCGATGTCCCAGAAACTTTCAAAGGAACAGTGGGCACTAAGTAGAGTCTACAGTTTCATTGACGGAAACCCCAAGCACGACACAGATTTGCGGTCCAAGGCTAAAAATTGAGTGCCCCGTTTTCATAAAACCCGGGTCAATAACAGAATGACTTCCTTCACCACCATTGAAGAAACCGCAATGCTGATGAACGATACGCCCGCATATGACTTCGCCTGCCACTACTACAATACGAAGTATGGACGGCTGAAGGGTGTAATGCTTGGAATGAACCAGGGAACCAAGCGACTTGAGGACACTGCTAAAAAGCAGTGGGAGGCTTCATTCAACCGTTTCACAGGAAACGAAGGAACCTCCTGGTCTATGACATGGTTCAGGCTTCGTACCTTCTCTGGAATGATCGCTAACAGTTCAGATAAGCCGTATAAACTGGAGGCTGACGAACGTGATGCTCTTCAAAAGGCATTCACAGAGTTGCTTGTAGCGTATCCTACACTCCAAGGCACTCTTCATATCATCCAGATTGATGGTTCTGACACCGTTCTGCTTGCGGGGCATATCGTTAAGCAATAAGCGGAAAGTATCCGTTCTCTGCGTTATAAGGCTTAACTAACCCGATGTCCTTCATATACGAAATCTTTTTACTGATGGTTGATTGCGTTGTTCCAGAAAATCCCATCTCCGCAAGCTTACGCCCTAATGAAGATTGGGACTCCTTCTTGTTTGTAATGAGAAGTTTCGCAAGTGCGATTAAATAGCGACGGGTGGAATGCGGTCCATCATTCGCAGCCTTCGCTTCAAACTCCGTCAGTTTAGGATGCTCGTCCTCCTTGACTTGACTAGGCTTGATCTTAATCTTCCGTTTGGCTAGGAATGACGCTGCGGAGTCCGCAATAGGTGTTTTTGATTTTAATGTCGCAGGCTCTTGGAGTTGAACGATGCCGGGAGCATTCTCCTCCTGATAATCATTGATGGCGATCGCAATCTGGCGATCCGATACATCCGCTTCGCCCAGAGCAGGCACGCCCTTTGGTAGTGGTTTCGCCTCAATACCAATCACATCACGGAACGCCGCCTGATCGGCTGCGGAAAGAGCGTGATAGTCCGCCAGAAGTTTGGCTTGGCTGGTGGTCTCCTTCACAACAGCCTCCACCAGGGTAGCAACCTTCTTGGAAACTCCCTTTTGCCCTTTGTAAGCGGGTGGAGTGGGTGGAGTGGGAGGTTTTTCCTCTTTCTTCTCCAACCCTTTTTCAATTTGCTTAATATTCATTCGCCCTGGTTTCTCCTTGTAAAACCCATAGTCGTTCTTTTCAAAGTTCGTCGGGGCATCCTTCAGCGATTTCTCAAACTGGATCTTGTTCTTTACAGTCTCTGGCGTCTTCAACCATTCCACATGTGCCAGGATAGCCTCCACCAAGTCCGCTTTGGATAAACGCTCAATGTCCTTAATGTAGTAATGGATATTGTATTCCTTTGCTAGATTTTTCAGCGTGTAGGTCGGGTAGTCATAAAGCGTCCCTGTTTTATCACCTCGTGCCATATCTATTCTAGATGCGGGATTATTCGTCAAGTATTCTCCACGAATAGATTAGAAACTCTATAATGGAATCCTTCGTCCGGTTCTGGTCTAAGGTGGATATGAAGGCTGAAACGGAATGCTGGAATTGGAAAGGAGCACTGTGTGGTGGCTATGGCTTGTTTGGTGGCTTCGGCGGAAAAGCAACAATGTCAGCACATAGGGTCGCCTACCTCCTGGCACACCCAGTAACGTCAATCCAGGGATGGTGTGTCCGGCATACGTGTGATAATCCTAAATGTGTGAACCCCCGTCATCTTCTCCTTGGCACTCAAGCAGATAATATGAAGGATAAGATGGATAGGGGGCGGTGGGGTGGCGGGCGACCGTTCGGGTCAAAGTGTACCCAGAAGTTCAAGCGTCGCCGTCGTAATGCTGAAGGACTACTGGTGTAGAATGTGGGCTGAATGTTCGCTGACGACCCACTGTGGGAAACACTTGTGGATACAGATCCACCTTGTCTTAATCTTGCGAATGGCGGCGGTCTCGTCCGCATCAAAGCCCAGATACGTCTTGAGGAGATACGTCAGGGCGTGGTTGCCCGTCGCAGCCGGATACAGCACGAAATGCGTGGCTTCGCAGAGAAGCAAGCGGGTCTTGGCGTAGTTGGAAAGGTAGTGGGACAGGCACAGCATAGATGTGTTGGAGTGGCGACCCATCGTAGCGATGTCATCAATTAGTTTCTGGACGGTACTGGCGAATGGCTTCACGAAGGTATCATAGTCGTCAAAAATGATTAAGCAATCCTCAAGATTATCTAAGTCCTTAATAGGCTTATCTACCAGTTTTTGAATATCAAGGCGAATGGGTGGTCCGCCCTTCATGGAGTCCAGGGTCTCGTCCTCCTTCAACTTGGAAACGAGATAGACATCACGGTCAGGGAACTGCTTCCTGTAACGCTCCGCTAAACCCTTGGCGATATACGATTTGCCAGATCCTGATGGACCCGCAATATACCACACTTCTCTAACGTCCTTCTTGGATGAGGGTAGCAGGTGGAACTGCGAATCCGGGGGTAGTTCAATGCTGGTTTCCTTCTTGGTTTCCTCCACCATATCTTCATACATTTCACGAACGCCAGCACCTTCCACCTGTAAATGCTCGGGTGGGATACCACGGGCGTGGGCTTCTTGGAGTTTCAGTTTAATAGCCTCCCTGTCCCTGGATCGCATACCACTCGTCTTCAGCCTTTCAAAATCCAAATGCTTCTTAGGCTTCTTTTTGCCCCCAGATGATGAGGAGTCGTTCAAATAGACCTTCTCCCCATCATAATCCCCACCCACCACCACAGCAATAGGCACACTGTCCTTATTATCTGGCTCAAAAGTCAAGGAAACATCCGTAGGCATTCGTTCTATTTACTACGAAGTATTTTAAGGAAGGCTATGAAAACGAGCCTGTTTTCGCCGACAGCGTAAAGTCGTCAAGTTCGCCATTTTCCCGGGATTGGCAGTAGGTTCAAATGGACTAATGCCTTTTTCACGCCTGTTTGAAGAGTTGTGCGAACCTTCTCAATAAAATCGGCGGAGAACGGATCAATGGGTTTAATGAAGGGTGGCAGGGTCACTAACGCAAGTCTGGCACGAAATCCATCCGTCTCCTGCTTCACGTGCTCCTTTTCCTCCTTAGTGATACCTTCCTCCTCCAGTGTCTTCAGCGTCTCCGCATCAGATAGAATTGAGTACAAACGACCGTAGTCGCTATTGAAGATGACCTCCCTCAAATTGGCTTGAATGGTTGTAGCCTCATCCTGCCGTGCTAAGGAGTAGAGGCGTTTCGCAACCTTCATCCAGTTCCCTTCACCCGCATAGATTAGCAAGGACTCCTTGAGACCCTGTCTAACTTCGGGTGGTTTCAGTGTCACGATCGGCTTGCCTTTCAGAGTGAAAAGATAGACCATTTCGCATTCTACGAACCGTGACTCCATCCATGTCACAACATCCACCTTTGTTATGGTCTTCTGCTTCATCGCATCATACAGACCCAGTGTAGTTCCGTCCCTGAGCTTCACGAACCCTGCTTTCACATCCTTTGGCGTCCAGCGAACAATACCGAACCTCATGGCTTTCTGGGCGATGAGGAACTCAAGAGGACTGGGCTTCGGTTTGAGAAGGCGTATGCTTTCCTTGTATTCAGCCTCTGTGATAATGCGTCGTGCTTTCAAGGCTTCCAGCCGTTCAGTCGCTACTTCGGCGTTGTAGCCGAGTACCTTGCCTTTGGTTACGTGGGCTTCTTCAAGGATGTTCCATTCAGGGAGAATACCTGACTTTATGTCACCAATGCGGACATCCTTCATTCCTTCAAGATGCTGGATCTTCTCTTTGAACCGTGCGGGTGTATCTGGTGTTAGAGGAGCAGTATCCATCGCATCCAAATCCGCTGAATAGAGAACAGCCCTATCAGAACCACTTCCAAGAACAGTGGGATCACCTGAAAGACTCAAGTCACGCAACAGATGAACGGCGGGTGCTATGAAATGCTCGGGGAACTCCTTTTTTAACGCTTTAACACGCTTCATTCTATTAACAAGGAAGAACTAAAAATTGAAAGCGAAACCGCCACCTGTTAATAAACGGTATTATAAGGTGGTTTCTTCACGGGAGGTTTTGCCCCTTTTTTTGGAGCAAGTCCTAGTGAAAAAAATATTTTTTGGAGGTCTCCCTCTTTTTTTTTTTTTCTTATTAAATCAGTTTTTGGAACTCAATATGTGCCCAAACCTCCCGTGTATATGAGGTCAACTAGTCCCTTTTTACTTACAATCCGAACATACCTCTGTTCCACTACAGTTACATCCAATCACTAAGGCATGCTGTAGAGTCCTTTTCTTGTAGTTGGTGTACCAGAGTTCAGGCATCTGTGCTAGCATCACATCATTCGCATCCATTTCCTCTTCCTCTTTTGGAGGTTGCCAGAAACCCATCCTTGCTAACTCCTCTGATGTATAACAGCAGTCACAAACAGTACCACCACAATCCGAGCAGATGTTCCATTTACTTTTGATGAATGCTTCAGCCTTCTCTTTTGTCTCAAAGATCTCAGGTTTCCACTTATCCAGGTTGGCTGTGACATCTGCCATAGATGGCTTCATATCCTTTGGTACATCTTTCGCAGCGATGTAGATTACCTTACCGCTGATTGCGTTCGTGTAAGTGATGATGCTCCACATAATGTCCTCTTCCTACTTGACCTAACCACAGCCCGAAGGCTGTGGCTCAATTTTTTAGTTTCATTAGAGTTGGTGCTCCTACTCACACCCTTGCGGGTGGAAATCTCCGAACCCGGAGCAGGGTTCACTCTAACCGCCTCTTTTTATTTGTTTGGTTTCCGTTTTCAATTTTCACTTCTCCGCCTCCGCCTTCGCCTTTGCCTTTGCCGCCTCCATCTTCTGCCTCTGCCTCCAGATGCCACTGCTCCGCTTTACATCTTCGGCGACCTTTTCCCAGGTATCCATCTCCTTCACCTCCGCAGGTTTGATGTAGATGGTCTCCACCTCCTTGTGCTCCTCTGTGCCCTCGGGCAGGTCGCTGTTGACGTCATCCAGCCAGTCCCGCTCCTTGAGGTCGGCGACCAGGGCGTTGTACTTAGCGGTCAGGGCGACCAGTAGGTTGTATTGCGTCATGCGAAGGTGCTGGATGTTCTTGCGGGCTTCCAGGTATTCCTCGGGCTTGAAGCCAGGGCAGAAGTCGCCAGGGTCGTCCTCGTCCTCCACGGGGTCGGTCTGGCACTCCATCTCCTTGGTCTCCTTGGCTGGGGCAGGGGCGACCGCAGGAGCAGGCACGCCCTCCTTCTTGTTCTTCTTTGCCGTGAACTCTTTGATCTTCGCATCCACCGCCTTGATGGCTTCGGCGTGCGTTGCCTTCTTGAGTTGGTAGGTGTGGTTGATCATGCGGACATAGTCCACATCCTTGCCCTCCAGGTACTTTTTGAGCACTGTCTTCGGGTCTGCCTCCAGGGCGAGCAGGTATGCCTTTGCGACGGCGAGTTCCTTGAGGATGCGGTTGTAGTCCACCTGCCTCTTTGCGACCTCCATGTTTTCCTCGTGACCGATTACGTTTTCGTTCTGGGCGGGGTTCATGTCTGCTTTTGGACTGCCGGGAAACAGGGCGGCAGGGCATTCAATTTTATAGCCCGCCGTCCCCGGACATCAAAGACCCCCCCCTTGGGTCTGATGTCGTGTGATGTAAAACTGGTTGATGTCGGGGGACATCATAGCGACTTTGATGTCGTGGGACGCAGGCACTAAAATTTGAAAGCCCGCAGCCCGCCTGCCCCGGGTCAAGCGGACGAGAGTAATATGGACATGCCCAACGAAAACATGCCTGTAATTCAGCACGAGCAGGTAATCCCTCCCAAGGTGGTGGAAGCCTGGGAATGTATAATCTGCTACGAGGGAGGGAAACGCACGGGGCAGATCACGATCGCCTGCGGACATACAATCTGCCTCGGGTGCTATACCTGCGAAGTCAAGCGGGTCGCAAGTCTCGGTCAAGAACTCAAGTGCCCGTACTGCCGTCAAACGGTTCGGCTGACCGAGGGACCTTCCAAGGAGGAGCAAGACAAGATCAACAACCACATCCGGGTCATCCAACTGGATAACCACCGGCTGGCAGGTCTCCAAAAGCAGATGGAGGACATCCAAAAGCAAATCGCCGACCGCAAGGTCAAGGTTCTCAAACTCGCCACAGATACCGGAGCCGATATCGCACAGGTCCAAGCAGAGGTACTTCTGCTCCACGCCCCAGCGATGCCCGCCCCGCCAGCAATCCCGCAAGCTCAGCCCGCCCCGCAGATGGCTGGGGTTGTGGTCCACATGCCTCGGGTTCCGCAACCCGTCCCGCAGATGCCCCCCGCACATGTGCCGATGGACCATCCCGAAAACGGAGTCCGATGCCCTGGCTGCAGAACTCAACGTCCCGTCCAGGATGTCCGATACCGCCACGTGCCGATGGAGGACGGGGAGGTTCACCGCCTCAAGAGATGCGAGCGATGCCTGCTGATCGCAAAGAGGGCAGCAATCATCCGCTGGAACAACGGACAGTAAAAAAAAACAACTAAAAATTGAGAGCCAGAAAAGCAAAAGAAAAGAGCCGCCGAGCCACCCAACCTCAGTCCTTCGGGGCTGAGGTTAGGTCAAGTAGGAGGAGGGTATTATGTCAGCATTCGTGAAATACATCTTGAGTTTCAAGAACGAGGACTCGGCGTGGGGAGATGTCAGCAAGGACTTTGCCCACGAGCAATGCGAAGTCAAGCGGGGCTGGGGATACAAGAAGGTCAAGACGCATCTAGAGGAGAAAGGTGCCTGCGATCGGGTCTTGGTGATCCTGGATGAGATGTGGGAGATGTTCACAAGCCAAAGGACGGAGCGGACCGAAACCCGCAGGGCGTGAACGGGAGTATTGGTGCGGGAGTAATACGGCTGAAAAACAAAAAAAACAAAAAACGAAAACTGAAAAACTAAAAATGTGGTGGCGGGTGGCGACCAATATCCCCCCAAACCTCCCATCCATTTTTTTAGAAATCTTGGCTGGAATTAAAGTCTAACTTGCCGCATTCGTGACGCTCCCTGATAAGGGCATATTCACTAACCTTGTGCTCAAAGAAGTTCGTTTTGCCTTCCAGTGCGATCATCTCCATAAACGGGAACGGGTTCTGTGCCTGCCACAGTTTCGGCACGCCCAGTTGCTGACAGAGGCGATTAGCGACGAAGCGGATGTATTGCTTCATCAATTCATCATTCATACCTATCAAACGGCAGGGCAGGGCTTCTGTGATAAACTCCTCCTCAATCGCCACGCCGTCCTTAATGATTTGATGGACTGTGTCTGCGTCAAGTGGTTCCAGTTGTTTATAGTAGGCGACTGCGAAGTCGCAGTGAAGCCCTTCGTCACGGGCGATGAACTGGTTGCCGAGCCCCAGCACGGGGCAGATGCCACGAGACTTGAGCCAGAAAATGGAGCAGAAAGCACCGCTGAAAAAGATACCTTCGCACACCGCAAAAGCGATCAAGCGTACCCTGAAATCGTCGGCGGACTTGATGTACTTGATACACCAGTCCGCCTTCTTTTTGATTGCTGGATAGTTGATGATCGCATTAAACAGTTCTGCCTTTTCCTGTTTATCGTGAATGAAACTGTCTATCATGTTCGCATAGACTTCCGAGTGGATACCTTCCATCGCAATTTGGAAACCATAGAAGAGTTTCACAACTGCGGATGTGGACTCCCCATAGAACCTCAAAGCCAAGTTTTCAGCGACGATTCCATCAGATCCCGCAAAGAACGCCAAAATGTGCTTGATGTAGTAGCGTTCATTATCATTCATCTTTTCCCAGTCTGCGTGATCCCTCTGCTGGACCTGAACTTCGCCGGAAACCCAAAATGCGGTGATCGCCTTCTTATATAGGTCATAAAGTGGCATGTCCTTCGGCTCAATAGGCAGTAAACAGTAGGACATTTCTTAACGGGCATAAAAAAGCCAAGCGTCCTATACGCTCCGATTTTACCTCTGGATTCAATATGGATACCAGAGTTTACCATCCACGTTACTACTACGTCAGCGACGAGGGTGTCCAAGCAAAGCCCATCCCGCTAGACTACGCTCCATCGGCTTCATTAAATCTGTCGCTATTTGATAGAGACGAATGGCAGCAGATAGTATCCACGGAGAAATCTCATGGAACGAGAACCTGGAGCAGTATTTCAAAAGCACGGGTGAAAAAGCCCACGGTCTTGCTTGGATACACAAGAAAGGGGAAGAGATATACAGTTCTCGTAAGGCTTGGATAGATTTGCCGGTGATTGTGATGAGTTCTGTTGTGGGCTTCTGTAGCGTTGGGTCTACCAGCATCTTCGTGGGGATGCCCGGCGTAGCATCGCTTACGCTCGGCGTGGCTTCCTTGATCGTTTCGGTTTTAAACACGGTTGGGTCGTATTATGGACTTGCGAAACGGGCTGAGGGTCATCGTCTGGCGTCAATCCAGTATGCTCGGCTGTACCGGTTTCTAAGCATTGAACTGTCGTTGCCACGGGATCAGCGGATGACTGCTCATGACCTGCTGAAGTATACCAAGGACTCGTATGAAAGGCTTCAGGAGATTGCTCCATTAATTCCTCCTGAAGTTCAGGCAGAGTTTCATCGGAAGTTTGATTCGGTTCAGGATGTGGAGAAGCCGGAGGAGTTGAACGGTCTGTCTCATGTTCAGGTGTATCAAGAAGCAGTCCATATTGTATCGCCACGTCCCGATCCGACTTCTCAAACACCGGTTTCGTTCGCATTAAAAACGAATATACCCTCATCGGAATTGCCAGTCGCTGAGGTAAGGCGTCCGGTTTCGCCTTCGCCTTTGCCTTCTGTGGTTTCGGCGGTTCAAACGGATCAACCTGTTTCCGTGCCCGCCGTGCCACAGTCTTCAGAGCCTCCACAGGAAACCCACTGACCTGTGCTAATTGTTCCAAATCCATAAAACCAGTATCGGGTAGTAAATGTAGGGCGAGGAACTTTTCCCTGATTGTTTTCATTACTACTAATCAGAGAGAAATGCCTTACGTGATAAAACCCTACAAATATGCGGAGGGTCAGCGTGGCTACCGTGTATATAAGAAGGACACGGATCAAGCGTTTAGTCATCATCCTTTAACGAGGGAGATGGCTGAACGCCAACTTCGGGCGATCTACGCCAGTGAAGGGAGACACAGCAGGATGAGTATGCGTGGTGGTAGCCAGACAGCAAAGGATGAAGAAGAGGATAAAGAAATCCTTGAGTATCCGCTGTCGGATGGTGATATCCGCAAGTGTCTACCAGACCTCAAGATTATTTCTTATCCAGATTTGAACGACATGTCGCATATTGAAGAAGCATTTGACTCTTACGGTAGGTGTTTAATTCTCTACCTGACAGAGAACGAGCACACTGGACACTGGGTTTGTATGTTGAAGAAGGGCGGGGTGATTGAATATTTTGATCCCTATGGGGGATATCGCCCTGACGAGGAGGGGAAGTGGCTTTCAAAAACCAAGCGTGAAGAGTTGGACCAAGACTACCCCACATTGACTAATCTATTAAGAGCCAGTAAATATAAACTCGTGATTAATCCTTATCATCTTCAAAAAGATAAGGGGGACATTTCTACGTGTGGTCGCCATTGTGTAACCCGGCTCTACCATCGTGCGATGAATATCCGTGCTTATAAATCGTGGGTTGATGCGGAGTGCCAAAAGTATAGCCTAAATCCGGATGAGATGGTCTCCGCATTCACTTTCAGGCTCATCAGGAAGTAATCTGCGGGGTTAAGACTAACAAAAAAAAGACGCTATAAGTAGAAATGTCATCGTATGCCTTACTGCCGAACTCCCGTGGTGATGCGGACACCGTCTTCTATACGGCGAACATTGTGAATAACAACACGAGTACAGGTGGCACTGGTCCTGATCCTATTGCGACCTACACTGATACTCGTGACGTTCCAATCCTGAAGGATGCGAATGATTACGAGTGTTGTGTCCTGAAGTGTAAGATTAACGGTGGCGGTAAGACTCTTCCGGTTCTTATCCCGCAGATCCAGCAGGGGTCATCTGTTAATAACACAGTCTATAGCGTGACGCTTTCTGCGGCGGTGTGGGATAACACAGCCAGCGTTATGAAGTTCGGGCAGAGCGATGAGACGTTTATTCAATGGACTCCGGAAAATCAGGATCAGGGTACTTCAATTCCTACGACGGCTACGCCCGCACAGAGTGATTCGGATTACTATTACGCATACTCCTTTAATCACGTGGTGTCGTTGGTGAACGTTGCCCTCTTGACTGCTTATGGCACACTCCAGACCAATATCCGCAAGATGACGAACATGAGTGGCTACACGCTCCTGAACCGCTGTCCTACACTGGAGTATGATGAAGTCACAAAACAGTTTGCTTTCTACACGGACACTCTGGGCACATGTTGGAGCAAGCCCACTGCCCTGGCGAATACGCTGGTTGGACCTCCTACTGGTGCTAATCTGACCACCTATGGTCTTGCTCCGACGAGTGCCACTACGGAGTTTCTGTTCGTTGGATACAACTTGAACTTTGATGGTCTCTTCACGAACTTTGATACGCAGTTTTTTGGTAGTGCTCAAGTTGTATTCGCAGCCTCTGGCGGTGGCACGACCAGCGGTGCTCAGGTTCTCTACCTTCCGGAAAACGTTCTGTGTGTGCGAAACAAGACAGGTACAAACATCCAGACGATGATTGATCCGAGCACGGGGCTGGCGTATAGCACCCCGAGGTTGAACTATGTAACCGTTCAGGATTTCCTAAGCACGAGCAGTCTCTGGAGTCCGGTAGACTCAATCGTCCTAACCACGACGATGCTTCCAATTCGTAATGAGTACGTGTCTGGACCAATCGTAAACGGCACAGGGACTACTGGTGCTGCGAAGAGTGGCTCTTCTAGTTTCCAGCAAGTGCTTCTGGATTTCAATCACACCTACCCAGATCAAGGAGCGGACGATTGGCGTGGATGTCTGTTCTACGAAACCCAAGGCGAGTTCGTCCCGGTGTCTCTGGGTACCAGCCACACGGAGATTAAGACGATTGATTTCCAGGTCAATTGGCGTAATCGCTTAACAAACACGCTTGTTCCTCTACGGCTTTACAATTTCTCAACTATCCACGTTCGTCTCTTGTTCCGCCGAAAGAAGTAGCCCCGTCGTTTTTCTTAAAAAATAAACGGAACTACTGGTATACACAATGTCCTCTGAGATCCAGAAGGTGTCTGTCGTGGATTCCCGCATCCTCCAGCCGAAGCCCAAGTTCGCCGTAGAGAAGGGACCGCTTTCCCTTACCAACGTGACGTATCGGGCGATTACCGCTACCTCGTCCCAGTGTACCTATAACGTCATCGTCCCGAGCGAGTCCGTCTTTGTGGATCGTGCCGTAGACTGGACAGCGACCATCTACGGCTCTGTTGATGTTACGCTTACTGGCACTGCCGTCACGGGTGCTCCTATCGTTGTCTATGGTAAGGACTGTGCCCTTGCTCCGTTCCCGCTCCACCAACTTTGCTCCACGATGTCTGCCACAATTAACGACACCACTACGGTCGTGAACACCAACGATGTTCTTGCCCAACTTCTCCGCCTTGCGGATTACAAGAAGCACCGTAAGCAGCGAACGTGCCCGACGATGTTGGATAAACACCTGAAGTACCCGCACTCCTTCCCTGTCGCCCAGTCTACGGATGCCAAGATCCAGTCCCAGTACCCGAGGGTTGGAAACTCCCCGCTCAGCGGTTATGAGAACGCATACAACGTGGATGAGAAGCCGAACGGTGCTTGGGGCGACTTCCAGTGGACGAACGCTGTTGGTGTTGTCCCCACAGCCACGGGCGATACGACGGTCGCCGCCGCCACTGGAACTCAGGAATACACCCTTACTACGTTCACCAACGGTAGCACGCAGTGTTGCTATGGTGCGAACGTTACGGCGACACAGGTCTTCCGTCTCTACTTCCGTTTCAAGTCCACGGAGCGTCTCCTCATCAGCCCGTTCATCTGGGCGGATGACTACGAGGTCAGCACGGGTCTGTTTGGTGTCCAGAACATCCAGTTGCTGATGAACTTCCAGAACCCGATCGGCGGTGGGCGTATTCTCCGTTTCAGCCAGGTTGCTGGTCAGGGCGGTAACGCCACCTCCACAACGAGCGTGGTAGCGAGTAACGAGTTGTTCCAGTCGTCTGTCTCTGGCGGGGCTGTCCAGAACGCCGCCGTAAACGTCCAGTACCTTACGCCGTCGCTTGATGTTCCGCTCCCGGCGAAGAGCATCGTGCCCTACATGGACTACCCCCGTTATATCTCCCAGTCCCTCACGGCTATCACATACGGCACGATTTTCGCAGGCTCCACAAACATGACCAGCATAACTTCACAGGGAATTACATCCCAGACGATCACGCTTCCTGCGATCCCGGATCTGCTCGTCATCTATGCCCGCCCGAACACCTACCCCACGACGGCGGGTGGCTCTACCATTGACCCTTCGCAGTGCGACTGGGTTCTCCCGATCACAGGTATCTCCGTGAACTTTGATAACTACGCTGGTCTCCTTTCATCCCACACGCAGGAGCAACTGTACCGCATGTCAGTTCGCAACGGTCTGGAGATGGACTGGGACGAGTGGCGTGGTTATGCGAATACCTCAGCCCTTAACAACACAGCCTACACCACACCCAAGGGTACTATGGTTCCGCTCGTTGGTGGTCCGCTGGTTCTCAAGCCTGGTCGTGATATCGTCCTCCAGGCTGGGCAGGCTCCTTCGCTCGTTGGTAACTTCTCCCTCCAGTTCAACTTGTCCGTCCAGAACCAGACGGGTGAGTCCCAGACTGCCGTCCAACTCTACGTCATCGCAGTCAATAGCGGTTTCATGGAGACGATCAAGGGCTCATCCCGTATCATCAAGGGCGTGCTCACGGAGCAGGACATCCTTTCCGCCCCGATGGGACCTGGCTCATCTGATGCCCACATGAACCGTATGCTCGGTGCGGGTAAGATTGAGGACTCCGCCAACGATATGGATCGCAATGGTCGTGGCAGTGGTCGTAGCAGCCGTCACGGAGACCACCGCAGTAGCCACCGCAGTGGTCGCAACAGTGGTATGAGCGACTACCGTTGAACGGGAGGTTATAGCCAATAAACCAAACTGACTTTTATAAAAACCAAAAAAAAAGAAGTGTGTCCACCTCTTTTTTTTTGTTTTGTGTTTTTTTGTTTATCGTTCAGCCCCTAAACCTCCCGTTTACCCCTGCCAGAAGAACCTGTCCAGGTTTCCGTCGTTCTGGCTGTCGTCCTCTTCGCCGTCGCCCCACTGTGCTTCGCACACCTGCTGGATACGCAGGAACACTGTCTCGTTGGTTGTGTGGATAACCAGGCAGCACACACCGCTACCTCCTTCGTAGTCACCTACCTTCACGCACGCCGTGTAGCCAACGCCAGACCCGTCCTCAAAGGGTGACGTTCCGTTTGGCTTATACAGGTACACCGTGTACCGTCCGTCCGCCAGTGCGAGCAGGGGGGAAAGGTCGTTGAGCGTCATAGTGTCTTTGGTTTTCTAACCCGGACCACAGGGCGAAAACCGTTTCAACTTTTTACCCCGCCGTCCTACGACATCAAAGTCCGTAGTTTGATGTCCGACGACGACGCTACTAAAAGTTGAAAGGCGGCACGCCCTGGTTACCGGTACAGCCAGACACACACACCCCCCCAAAGACACTATGACGACCCCCCACTATGTTATCCGTGACTGCTACTTCAACGCCCACATCAACCAGGGACTGGTCTTCAAGGACCTGAACCTGCGAAAGGTGATGGGCAGCCTCGCTATGAACGGCTTCTGGGAGTTCGGCGGCGAGAACCACACGCTGGCGGACTTCCAGAAAGACCCTGCGGACAGCCACTGCTGGCTGGAGGACGCTGACGGAAACGTCTACGACTACTGCTACGAGCACTACCTTATGGTGGCGAAGGTTCGCACGGGCAGCATGAAAGGTATGCGGGTCGGCGAGGTTCGCAAGGTCAACCACCACGAGGCGAGGCTGCGGGGCTTGACTTACAAGGCTGCTCCGCCTGACGCACAGCAGTGGCTCAAGGTTCGCATGCTCCACAACTCAGGCTTCATCAGGGCTATCGGCGGGCTCTGGGGCACGGACGAGGTCACGCCGCCTCAACAAATGCTGGACGCTATCAAGACGCTCCAAGACCTGGGCGTGAAGCCAAAGGCAGAGAAGTGCCAGCCCTACCCTGAGCCGCCGCCACCCGCTGAGGAGGAGGAGGAGGAGTACACCAGCATCCTGGTAAAGCCTCAGCAGAAGAAGAAGTCCAACAAGAACAAGAAGTAAACAGTAAACACAACAAACCACAAACCAAAAAACAAAAGAAAAGAACATCATACCTGGAAGTGGCGGCGGTATTTTTTTAGGTTTTTTGTGAAGGATGTCGTTGGTCCCCACAAAATATAAGCGGATAGTGTGCCGGCTGCCGTAGGATCCGTCCAATCCTCCCTGTGCCTGTGTCTATCCAAATAGAGGCGGCGGCGTTCCTTGGATTTATGGTGGAGGTAATCAGAATACCCTGCCGCCCCGAAGTGGGTTGTAATTGAATGACCGTCATCATCAAAAATAGCGGTGTATTTATGTTTATCATCATCCGCCGCACGTATTTCTACTAGTCTCATTGCTCTGTTATGATTACACAACATCGTCTTCTTTCACGAACGCATACCTGATGTCCTCGGGGGGCTTGTAGATGTAGTGGTGCTCTATCAGTTTCCTGCGGAGGCGTTCGGTATCTAGCCTGATGTGGCTCGTGTTGCTTTTGTAGAGTCCTTCGCCGTTCTTCTTGGCTTCGTCGTCCATCGTAAGCTCGGAGTTGCGGGTTAGGTATTGCGTGAAGTATGTCAGACTGATGTGGCAGTCATCCGCCTTCTTTTCATTCCGCTCGGTCATCCAAGTCTGGAACTCTTTGAAGAGGGCTGAGGACTCTCCTCGGATGTGTGCGGAGTCCGCAACCCGTGTGATGACCCAGCGGAGGATCAGGTCTGCGTTGAGCCGCCGCATATCTATGTAGGCTTGCGTGACCGGTCTGTTGATCTGGAAGTCAATCGGCTTCTTCCACGTCTCGTAAGTCTTGAGGTATTGGTAGAACGCATATTGCGTCTCCGCCTTTTCCAAGAGGTCGTTGAGTTTTGTGAAATACTCTGTGTCGTTGCGATGGTGGGTCTCCACGTCCACGAACCACATCCTGCGGTCGCCGGGCGTTGCTCCATATGTGGGGAGCGGGTTCTCATTGTTCGTGCCCCAGACATATCGGGCGAAGTCGTTCTGCTGGTACTTCGGCACGCCCTTGCGATTTATCATCTTGACCTTGCTTGTGATGGATGCCTTCAAGACATCAATCTCCCGCACGTTGTCTCGTCCCTTTGCTTCCTCTATGTAGATCAGCAGTTTGTTCTCCAGATGCTCCGTGAACTGGTCATAGAGCAGGGAGTTGTTTCCGAGCACGAGGAAGTAATCCTCGCCCAGCAATTTCTCTCCGAACCATTCTATGAA